ATATAAAAGAATGAATAAATTAGATGTTGTAAGATTCTTAATTGAAGAAATTGAGGAAGAACAGAAATTAATAAAAATGAGTTTTGCTGATACGAAACAAGCATATGAAAAGGCTGATAAAATAGGTGGTAGCGGATGGAGTTACAAATTATACAAAGGTAGACAACCTAGCCAAGAAAGAATTAAATCTAACTGTAAAAAAATCAGACAGTTAATGTTAGATATAAGCAAGGAGGATTTTTAAATGAAAGAAACAATTAAAAAATTACTTTGGAGTACTGGGAGAGAGGGAATAGAAAATCTAATTACACATATGGAGGACAATGGATTTTTCACCGCACCATGTAGTTCACAATTTCATTTGTGTAAAGAGGGTGGATTAGCAGAGCATAGTTTAAATGTTTTCAAAATGATGCATAGTATCGCAGCTGACACAGGGTTTTTATTTAAAGGTGATAAAGACAAAATAAGAAATACCATTATAATATCCGCTTTACTACATGACTTAGGTAAAATGGGACAGTTTGGAAAACCTCAATATATAGAAAATTATTTAGTTAGCGGTAAAAGAAGTGATAAAAAACCATTTGAAACAAATAAACTTCTATTACCTATACCACATGAAATTAGAAGTATTCAAATAGCCACACAGTTTATAGAATTAACAGAAGAAGAAAATTTCGCTATATTGTACCACAATGGTTTATATGCTGATTTAAAATATGCTTATTCAGGCCATGAAACCGCATTATCAATGCTACTACATTTCAGCGACTTATGGTGTAGCAGAATAACGGAGGTAGAATAATGGATAATTTAAAAGTTTATAATGCAGTAAGAACAGTACCTAAAGAAGCATTAAAAGAAATACAAGCAGGACGTCTTAAGGGAATGAGTGACATAAATCCCATGTGGAGAATTAAAACCCTTACAGAGCAATTCGGAATGTGCGGTATAGGTTGGAAATATGTAATAACATCTCAAGTATTCGAAAAAGGTGGAAAAGATGAAATATCAGCATTTGTAAATATAGACTTGTTTGTAAAGGTAGATGATAAATGGTCAGAAGCAATTCCTGGTACCGGTGGAAGTTCATATGTGGCTTTAGAAAAAAGCGGATTACACACAAGTGATGAATGTTTTAAAATGGCTTTAACGGATGCAATATCAGTTTCATGTAAAGCTTTAGGATTTGGGGCGGATGTATATTGGAATAAAGATTCTAGCAAGTACGATAAGCCACCATATGAGCCTATAGAGGCACTTAAACATGAGGGAGATAAAGAACTAACTATTACGGTTGAAATGCTTATAGCTATGGCTAAAGGTAAGGGATATGATGAAGCGTATCTATGTAAAAAGTATAAAGTTTCAGAGTGCAAATTTATTAAAAAGGAAATTAAAAAAGAAGCATATGAAATTTTAGCAAAATTACCAAATAAATAAGGGGGCAAATAATGAATGGTGTATTTATACATTTAGATAATGAAATTGCTGCAAGAATTAATGTTGAAAAGAAAACAAATATCGTAGCTTTCAGTTTTGGTTATCATGCAGATATGTTTATGACAATAAAACAAGCTAAGGAATTATTTCAAAAACTAGATGAAGCACTCCATGAGCCAACAATGACCAATCAATATATGAAAGATGAACTTAGTGAAAAAGAGGATAGAATATTTAGCCTGCAAGATGATCTTGATACCTCGAATAGTTTAATTGAACAACTAGAAGATAATTTAAGGGATGCAATTTAAAAGACACCTCGGGAAAGGTGTCAAAAGGATTAGATAATAAAGAATGATTGTTTAATCCTATTATATAAAATGGTGGGGGAAATAGCAATGAAATTAAAAAGTATGAGAACTTATATAAAGGTTTGTGAAAAGAATCAAGTTGTACCGACTTTAAAGGGTCTTAAATTATGGAGTAAGATATGTCGTTAAATGAAAAAAGTACGCAATTAAAGGAGGATATGTAATGGATTTGTTCGATAAATTTTTAATACAAAAAAAAATTAGTAAGGATATATATAATTACTTAAATAGCCTTATAGATAAGGTAAATAACGAGAAATTGTCTAAGGAAATTACTGAAAAGTTAGAAAAATTTTATATTAGATTGCAAGATAATTAGTTTCGTATTTCAAAAACGTTATGTCACAACATAAGGAGGTATTTATCATCACTTGTCCTCAATGTGGTTTAGATATAGGAAATATGCGCCAGTGTCCTAGATGTGGATATTATAGGTCTTGAAATGATTTTAAAGGAGTACGGTTCGTACTTAAAATAATAAATAGATGGAGGTTTTAATAATTGAATTTAGCAGAATTAAAACAAAATATTGATTTTGAGATTGAAAATTTAAATTCAAATAATAAAAATTCAAAAGACGTAATAGTTTTAATAACACTTAATGAAAGTTGTATGGGTGCTAGGGCATCAAGTGGAATTAAATATATAGGAATGGGTTTTGATTGGGAAAGTGGACAATTAAGGATTGAGCCTGTTAAAAATTTAGTTAGTAAAGGAAATAGTTTAATAGACATTAAAGAAGCTATTACAATGACTTTTGATGGTAAAAAATATTATATATGTTCTAAATGTGGAAACAAAATATCTAAAAACGATAATTATTGTAGACATTGTAGCCAAAAGTTAAAATAAGAGGAGTGATTTATTATAAATATAACTATACTTCGTGGAAACATAACAAAGGATATAGATTTAAAATTTGTGAATAATGGTGAAATGGCAATAGCAAAATTTAGTATTGCAGTATCAAGAATGAAAAAAGATGATCCTAGTGATTTCTTTAATTGCACCGCATTTGGTAAAACCGCAGAATTGATAGCAGAGAGACTTGGAAAAGGTTCGCCTATATTAATCAATGGACACCTTCAAAGCGGTTCATACACTAACAAGGCAGACGTTAAAGTATATACAACAGATGTTATAGTAGATAGGTTTGATTTTATAGGTAAAAAAGAAGATAATCCAGTAAACAATACAAACAGTGAAGTTACTGAAATAGATGATTTATCGGATGTACCTTTTTAGCATAAAAGAGTTTGTCTTAAAGAAAAATAATACTACTAAAATTACAATAAAAGTAATATAATTAAATAAAGAGTGGTAGGGTTTAAGGCTTTGCCACATATTTTTAAAAATGAGTTTTTCGCAGAGAAAAATTAAGAGGGGGACAAGATGAATATATTAAATTTATTTGATGGAATAGCATGTGGTAGAGTGGCAGCTGAAAGAGCGGGATTAGAAGTTGAAAATTATTATGGTTCTGAAATAGAAACAAGTTCTATGCAAGTTGCTTTAAGCAATTATCCAGGAATAATAGAGTTGGGAGATATAACTTTATTAGATAAAACTGAATTAGATAAGTTACCTCCAATAGATTTATTAATGGGTGGAAGTCCTTGCCAAGACTTAACGAAAACTAAGCAAGATAGAGAACGTAAAGGACTAGAAGGTTCAAAGAGTATGTTATTTTATGAATATTTAAGAATTTTAAGATATTTAAAACCTAAATACTTTTTACTAGAAAACGTAGAAATGGCCAAAGAGTGGGAAGATATATTCACAAAAGAAATGGGTATAGAACCTATAAAGATAAACTCCAACCTAGTTAGTGCTGCTGACAGGAAAAGAATCTATTGGACTAATATACCTGGGATAACACAACCACAAGACAAAGGGTTATTGCTTAAAGATATTTTGATACCAGCTATTGGAGTGCCTATAAAATATTGGTATAATAAGCCGTTTATCTATAATGGTGATGATAAAAAAATACAATGTACTTTAGAAATAAATACTCATAATCTTCTTAAAAAAGTTTACAACATGAACAATAAATGCGGAACATTAACCTGCGTAAGCGGAGGATATCAAGAAAAAAAAGTATATCAAGATGGTAGATGCAGAAAATTAATGCCAGAAGAATATGAAAGGTTGCACAACTTAAAAGATAATTATACCTCAGGATTTAGCGATACCAAAAGATATACGATGGTTGGAAATGGGTGGGAAATCAATACCATAGCACATATTTTAAGCTTTATAAAATAAATAACAGAGGGGAAACCCTCTTAGGGGGATAAAAGTGGATAAGTTAATAAATAGTGTAAAGCTACTTGTAGATGGTGAGTTAATAGATGCAAATAAGAAGTTTCCTATGTTTAGTAGCAATCACGAAGCGTACGCGGTACTGGTTGAAGAGATAGAAGAGGCTGAATATGAAACGGAAAGAATTAAATATTATCTAAACAATTTATGGATGTCTGTTAAAAATAATAGTAAAGAATATGAGTTACTTAAAACTTTAAAATTAACCGCAATGAAAGCAGCAGCCGAAAATATACAAATTGCAGCAATGGCACAGAAATTTATAGACAGTGAAGCCATAAGAGAAAATACAAGAGTATTACCAACAGTATGTTCAAAGTGTAAGGACTTAATAATAAATGATGAAAGTGCTACAGAATGAGCGAGGGATGTAAACCATGTTTTAAATGTGGATTAAACAACAGTGAAATACACCATATTATTTTTAAATCTTCTGCTAAGTACATGGAGAACGTGCCTAGTAACATGGTTTACCTCTGTGTAGAACATCATAGAGGGAATCACTCACCACACAAAAATGACCGTATAAACAAAGAGTATAAATTAGATTATCAAGATTACCTAGAAAACCTATTTACTAAAGACTATTACGGGCCCGAAGAAATAGGAAAATTATTGAGAGTTAGCCATAAAGAAGTTAATAGGATTACTAAAACATTATGGATTAAAGAAAATGGATATGAAACAAGAGAACTTATAAAACATTGTTTGGGGGGATTATTTTATGAATGAAGGAAAATCATTTGAAAAAGACTTTATAGGTTCAGTTCCCGACACATGGTTTAAATATAGATTAAATGATAGTGCATCAAGTTGGCAAGGTGGAGAAAATGCAAGATTTACTCCAAGCAACATAGCTGACTTCATAGTTTATAACGGTAACTTATGGTTGCTAGAACTTAAAAGCCACAAAGGAAAGTCTATACCGCTATCCTGCATACGACCTAAACAATTAGAGGGATTAGTTAAGGCTACTACTAAAAGTGTCAAGGCAGGCTTCATAGTTAACTTTCGTGACGTTAACGAAACTTACTTTGTATATGCAGACAACTTAGATTATTTCGTAAAGATGGAAACTAGAAAATCAATACCGCTTAGTTGGGTTAAGGAATATGGGATATTAATTCCACAGGTAAAAAAACGAATAAGATTTAATTATATCTTAGAGTTTATGGATGTAAAATTATGATAGCACATGTAATAAGGGCAAATATAAATAAAGACTATAAAGCAGGTGCAACAATTCGAGAACTTGCAGTAAGTTACAACCTATGCTTTAAAACGATATATAAATATGTAATAGACAAAAGACCACCTGGAAGAAAAGTTGACTTAATCACTGATGAAGCAAAAGCACAAATAAAGGCTATGTATGCAGATGAAAGAAGCATGCGATATATAGGTTTAAAGTTTAATATACCACAGAAAAGAGTTAGTGACATTTTAAATGAGGGGTGGGAGTAATGAAATTTAAAACTAATAACCTCCGCTTACAGTACAACGAAAGAAAAGAAATTGAAATAATATTAGGAACTAAAGAAAATATAGAAGCTGATGTAGTGGCCATGAAGGATATATTAGCAAATGGGAAAGAGTTAGTTGTGGAAATTAAACAGTATAGACATAAAAGGTCACTTGATTCAAATTCTTATATGTGGCTTCTCCTTAATGAAATGGCTTCTATACTTAAAACTACTAAAGATGAATTATATATTCAAATGCTCGATAGATATGGAGTGTTTACGCACATCATAGTCAAAGAAAATGTAGTCGATAGGGTAAAAGCAGAATGGAAAATAGTTAGAGATTTAGGAAAAGCGTATGTTAATGGCAGGATAGGCATACAACTACAGTGTTACTTTGGTAGTAGCACATATGACAGTAAGGAAATGTCAACATTAATTAATGGTGTAGTTGATGAAGCTAAGGCACTAGGAATAAACACCATGACACCTAGAGAAATAGAATTAATGAGTTCAGCCTGGGGAGTGAAGTAATGCTTAAATGGATAATGAAAAAATTAACTAAAAACTCTACGGAAATTCCATTGTTTTGGGTAAATTACAACAGAGCAACAAAAGACAAAAAGAATTGTATGGCACATATTCATCCTAATTTTAAAGATGATAAGGTGGTTATCGAATCACTAAATATTTTAATTGATTATATAAGAGAAAATTACAATGTTAAAGATTTATAGGAGGCAAGCAATGATTATTAAAAATTTAGATAGTGTAGCGGAATGTTCATCATGTAGAAATATAGGTATTTGTAAGTACACAAATGAATTTAAAGAACTGTTTATAAAGGCAGATAAAATTGAAATTGAAATTAATAGTCCTATGAGTTTAGTTATAAAATGCAATAAACATGAAAGGGTACCTCAAAAACAAGATGGATTTTACAATAATAGATAGGGGGAAGTTATGAATATTATTAATGCAATTGAAAGGTTATTAATTAAAATGAAAATAGCTAGATCACTTCAAGTAAAAATGATAGATGGCGATATACTTCTAAAAATTATGAAAAAAGAGGTACAAGCTAAATGAGATTATTTCTGCAAATAGCACTTTGGTACTCGTTTATAATGTTTACTATATTTTTTAGAATAAGTTGTGTTAAAAATGATTGATTATAAATTATTAGCGAAAGAAATGGCACAACAGTTTAACAAACTCTATGATACTGGATTAAAACTTGAATGCATTGCACATGCTTATAATTTATCAGTATCAACTATTAGTTTATACATTTGGAAACCTCGTAAACCAGGTATGCAAAGGGTAGTCACAAAAGATATAGGTAAACAGATTGGCTTGCTAAGATGCGAACTATGGAGAGTTAAAGATATAGTAGGAATGTTACAAATAAGCGAAAGCACTATATACAAGTATTTAAGGGGATAAAATAAAGGGGGAGAGGGTATGAACAAAGAAGAACTATCTAAACTATTAAGCATTAAAGAAGAAATAGAACAGATTAAAAGGGAATTATCCACTATTGAACCCGAATACGGAACAGATGCCGTTACTGGTTCAAGTCCATACTTTCCTTATGTGAAGCACAGTATAATTATAAGTGGATATGATACTAAAGATTATGAGCATAAAATTAAAAGAATTAATAATAGATTAAATAGAAAATTAATCGAACTCGTGAATGAAAAGGACAAGCTAACAGAATATATATACAGTTTAGAAGATAGTGGATTGAGACAAATACTCGTGTATAGATATGTTAATGGTTTAACATGGGGGAAGATAGGCGAGAAGATGAATTATGAAGTTAGTGGACTTAGAAAAAAACATGATAAATTTATTAAAGAAGTAGCACATTTTCCCACTTTAGATGTGATACATTAATATTGTAAAGAAATAACATATTAATAGAACACATAAGATTTAAAGTTAGTAACGGACATAAAATTCATTATGTTGCCCCCAACATATAGATAGATAAAAGCACTTAGATTGTGAACCTAGGTGCTTTTTTAATGTTTAAAAATAATTTAAAATATATTTTGAAAACCTCTTGACAATGTGTTTCAAACGATATACAATTACATTATCAAATAAATTCAAGGGGGCAAATAACAATGACAAAATTTGAAATAGGTAAAAAATATTATTCAACTTCAATCGGTGATGCAGACTTTGATTTCATATGGATAGTAACAGGCAGAACTGATAAAACCGTAGAGTTAAGACAAGTAATAGGAAGTTATCAACCAAAACTACAAGATGCTAAAAAATTTAGAATTTCAATATATGAAGATGTAGAAAAATGCAGTCCACTAGGAAAATATTCAATGTCTCCTACACTTAGAGCAAATCATGAAGAGGTGGCTTAAATGTCACCTTTACTTATTACTAATATAAGAATGAGTACAGACACAAAGGACAAAGGCAATATACAAGCATCTAAGCTAGGGTTAAACCTAAGTGAGTATATTAGATTAATAATAGAATTAGATAGTGCCACAGAGTTGTTAGCCATGATTAAAGATGGTGCAAATAAGAACTTAAAAAGAGAAGAAACAAAAGAAAATATGAAGAATGTATATGTTGATAAAAATGGACATTTACAAGTTAAATTAAGGGATTAGAGTAAAATCTAGTCCTTTTCTTATATAAAATAATAAACAGTAGGTGATAATATGAATATTGTTGCTAAAGATAAAAGAAATATGATTAAATATATGGTTGAGGAATTAGAGAGAAGTGCAGATATAAAAGAAAATCAATTAAAGGTTTATGAAAAGATGATGCGTGACAATAAAGATGTTGATGAATCTAAATGTAAAGGGAGAGATTGAATGTTAGATAATACAGATTTAATAATGGAAAATGATAAATTGCATTGTGTAGTAAAGGATTTAACTGATAAATTAAAAAGATATGAAAATGAAGAATGTTGTGTGTCAGCGTGTGAGCCTGCAATAGACAGATATTCTTATGACCTATTGGCAAAAGAAGTAGAATGTCTTAAGAGAGTAATAGTAAACTTAAACATAATGCTATATGAATAGCTCTCACATCAATTCTAAGCCACTTTAACATAGTAGGTAATACAATTACACATAAGTAATATATAAGGAGGTTAAGGCTATGACGAAAGTTAACGAATACGTTCCAACCGCAGCAGAGAAAAGAATACTTGAAGTAGCTTTGAATCCCGAATCTTTTAGTATGAATGTAGAGGAAAGATGTAAAGCTGCTAAAACATCAAAAGTAACATGGTATAAGGCCATGGCTAAACAACCATTCACAGACCTACTTAATAAGCTCACTATGGATATGTTAAAAGGTAAGGTAGTTAATATAGTCAATGCTACTTATATGTTTGCTACAACTGATAGCAAGTGTGCTAGTGATAGAAAAGTTTTATTGACTATGGCAGGATTATACACAGATAAGCAACAGATTAATGCTGAAATAGATGGTAAACAAGAAATTAAGATCAACTTCAATATTCCAAGACCTAAAAGTGAATAAGATGTATAAATAATTAATGTATAAATTATGTATAAAGTACTTAACAGTGAATAAATATGCAATAAAGTGCTAAAATTCATGGGTAAAGTAATATATTTATTGAATAAACATTGTATAATGTCGCGAAACGAAACTTTCACGACATTTATTAATATATTGGAGGTGAATGTTATAGGAGAAATAACTGTTAATTATGAGCCTAATAAAAAGCAATTCCTATTTCATTCTAGTTCAGCAGAGGAAGTCGTTTATGGTGGTGCTAAAGGCGGAGGGAAAAGTTGTGCTTTAGTTATGGAAGCTTTAGCATACGGATTAGAAAATGCAGGAGCAGAAATGTATATCTTTAGAGAAACCTATGACGATCTTGAAGCTAATATAATAAAAGAGTGGAAAGAAAAAGTTCCTAAAGAATTATATAGTTACAATGAATCTAAGCACGTTGCAACCATGATTAATAGTACAGTGCTTAAATTTAGATATATAAGAAACTTTACAGATGCAGAGGGTTATCAAGGTAGGTCAATGGATTGGATAGGTGTAGACGAGTTAACAAAGCATTTAAAAGAGAGTATTCAAGTATTATTATCATGTTTGCGTTCTCCTAAAGGATTTAAGCCACGTTTCAGAGGTACTTGTAATCCAGGTGGAATAGGTCATACATGGGTAAAAGAGGATTATATAGAAGCTACTGACTATGGCGAACATACTACAATAGATAAATTAACAGGCAATACAATAGAATTTATTCCTGCTAAAGTATATGACAATACAGTATTAATGAAAAACGATCCTTCTTATGTTAAAAGACTTGAAAACTTACCCGAAGCCAAGAGAAAAGCTTTTTTATTAGGTGAATGGGATATATTCGAAGGTCAATTTTTCCCAGAGTTTAAACGTGATGTTCATGTTATAAGACCATTTGTAATACCTAATCACTGGAATAGATATATAACTATGGATTACGGTTTAGATATGGCAGCAATATATTGGATAGCAGTAGACACAGAATTTAACTGTTACGTTTATAAAGAAATATATGAATCTAATTTAATCATAAGTGAAGCAGCACAAAGGATTATAAAAGTTAATGGTGATGATAATATAATAATAAGATATGCTCCGCCTGATTTAAGCAACCGCAGACAAGAGAGCGGAAAAAGTGTATTTGATATATTTAGTGAATATAAAGTGCATTTAACTAAATCTAACAACAGGCGAGTTGATGGATGGTTAGCGGTTAAAGAATGGATTAAACCTATAGAAACGAGAAACATTGAAACGGGAGAAAAGTATTTAACATCTAAACTAAAAATATTTGATAATTGTAGCAATTTAATAAGGTGTTTACCTATGGCACAGATGGATGAAACAGACCCAAACGATGTAGGTACAGAACCACACGAAATAACTCATTGTTTAGATGCTATTAGATATTATTGTATTATGAGGCAAAGACCAACAGATGTAATAGAAACTAAAAAGGTTCAATGTTGGGCGTTATCAGACACACCAACAAACAAACAAAGTTACCTAGGTGATGGAGAAGTTAATCAAGAATATTTAGGGGGTTGGTAATGTGTTTAGTGTAGAAATTCAATTAGATGCTATAGTCAAAGCTTTATATAAAAAGTACAATGTTGATAGTTTAATACTTACAGATAAAGAAATAGAAGATAGTAACAATAATACTTTTATAGAAGTTCATAAGGAAAATGAAGTTAATACTTTTAGAATAGTGAGGTTGAAGCCATGATACATATATCAGTAAGAGAGAACGCAATTACTGTAGTAGGTCATGCAAACTATGACGAGTATGGAAAAGATATAGTGTGTGCAGGAGTTTCTTCCTTAGTTCAAACACTAGCATTAAGAGGTAGACTAGAGAAGTTAAAGGGTGATATTGTAATTGTATGGTCAGATGATAAACAAGCCTTAAAACTCATTACAGAGGGTTTAAAACAAGTAGCAAATAACTACCCTAACTATGTGGAGGTAATAGATGTGTAATTGTAAATGGAATGATAGAAAAATAGAGAAGCGTGCTGACGGTTCCACCTATGAAACAGAAAATGCTTCAATAGAAATAAAAGGTACAAATATGAATATATTATTAAACGAAGGTGATTGGGAAGCCGAAAGCAACGCGGAAGTACCTATTAATTATTGTCCATTTTGCGGTGAGAAGGTGAGTAAATGTTAATAATAATATCAAGCGTGATAATTGCTATCATGCTTTTTTTATGCTCATTTTTAGGGTTTAAACAAGGACTAAAGTTAGGTATGCAATCAGCCAAGGGAATTGAGCCTATTACTAAGAGTCCTATTGCAATTATAAAAGAAATAGTTAAAGAACATCAAGAAACTAAATTAGAAAAAGAGTTAGCAGAACAAGAGAAAAAATACAATGAGGGTGTTGAGCGAATGATGCACTATACAGGAGGTGACGAAGATTGAAGTCAACAGATTCATGGGTTAAATATGAAACTGGATTAAATTATTTTAGACGCGAGAAATATTTAGCAGAGTGCGCCAAGGCTGAAAGATTTTATGCGAATCAACACTGGTGGGGTATGGAAGATTTAGACTTACCTAAGCCAGTATTACCTCTAAGCAAAAGAATTGTAGATTTTAAAGTATCGTCAGTAATGGCAGAAGATATTACAATGAACTTTAGCGTTGAGGGATATGCAAAAGCACCCGAACAACCACAAGATGATATGATGCAACAAGATCCTATGCAAATGCAACCTCAACAACAGGATATAAGTCCTATGGCTAGTCAATATGATGAAGCAACAACTATGTTTAATGGATATTCTGAAACAACATGGGAGGAATTAAAACAAAAGGCTTTAAATGAGGAAATGCTTTTAAATGCAGCGTTAACTGGAATAGGTGTAGAACATTACATATTTGATAAAAATAGTAAATATGGCAATGATGATGGAGTTATGGCGCAAGCTATAGGACGAATTAAAGGTGAGGTTATAGACGGTACTAACTTATTCCTAGGCAATCCAAATGACCGTAGAATAAACGCAAGTGGTGAGCCTATACAACCTTATATTATTATTTCTTACAGAGAGTTAGTCAGTAAATGCAAAGAGGATGCCGAAGCAAATGGAATAAGTAAAGAGGATATTAAGCTTATAACAAGTGATAATGATATAGTAGACCAAAGTTTTGACAAGGCTAAAATTGAACTTGACGATCAGAGTAAAACCACAGTATTACTTCATTACTTTGTTAAAGATAAAAAGATATGGTATAAAAAATCATGTAAAAATGTTGATATATTAAAGGAAACAAATACAGAACTGAATATTTACCCTATTGTTACAATGAATTGGGATATACGTAAACGTTCAGCCTATGGAATGGGTGAAATGAAAGGTCAAATACCTAATCAAATTGCTATCAATCAGTTAATGGCACAGGCTATATTATCAGCACAGAGAACAGGAACACCAAAGTTTATATATGACAAGTCAAGAATGTCGGTTCCAAGTAATAGAGTAGGTCAAGCAATAGGAGTAGATGGTGATATTACTAACGCTGCTAAATACCTTGAAACAGGGCACGTAAGCAATGATATGTATAACTTGATAGATAAGCTAGTCACACTCACTAAAGACCTAGCAGGAGCAAGTGAGAACGCTCTAGGAGAAGCTAAAGCAGATAACACGAGCGCTATGATGTGGGCAGAAAAACAAAGTGGCATACCGCTTCAATCAGTGCGTAGACGGTATTATCAAAGTCAAGAAGATGTAGGTTTAGTATGGGCAGACATATGGAAAGTTAAGTTCAATACTACTCGTGCGGTTACCATTAAAAACAAAGATGGAGTACAAGAAGTTAAAAACTTTAATGGATCTTCTTATAAAGATATTAATATGAATCTTAAAATAGATATTGGCGCATCCAGTCAGTTCAGCGAGATAACTAATCTCAATATGCTTAATATGTGGCTAGATAAACAATTAATAACATTCGTTGAATACCTTGAAAGATTGCCACAAGGTTCAGTAACTAATAAAAGTCAATTAATAGATGCTAAGAAAAAGCAAATGCAGCAGCAACAACAAATGCAAGCAGACCAAATGCAACAACAACAGGACATGCAGAATCAAGCGCAGAGCGACCAACAGAATCAACAGGCACAAATACAAGGCCAACAGAATCAAGATGCACAGGCTAAGAATGCAGAGTATGAGAAGTTAGCACAGTTTATGGAGAGTTTACCTAAAGAAACACAGGACAAATTAAACTCTTTACCGGGTGACCAAATGGAATCACAATTAATACAGTTAATGAAACAATCAGTATCACAAAGTATGAAACCACCTACAAAATAGGCGGTTATTTTTATGTCTGTAATCGACTTTAAACTAAGAAACTCACAAAGAGTTTTATCAAGGTGTGAATACCTACCCGAAAAGGTATTATGAACTGCAAAACAGATGCACACTGAATAGTCGTTCGTAAAAGGTGCAATAGGAGAAATTATATTATGAAATTATTTGATATGGCTGCTAATTCTATTAAGGTAGAGGGATTCGCCAACCTATATAATCTACAGTTATTCGCTGATGATGAAGAATATGAGCAAAATGAATCAGAATATGCAGGGGATGAAGTAGAGGACACTGACGAAACAGTGTTAGACACAGAAGAATCCGAAGAAGTTGCAAATTCAGAGGAAAATCAAACAGAAGATATTACACAGACACAGGCTTTCAGTAGAAGGCTTAAAGAAGAAACAGACAGGGTGCGCCAAGAGAGCTCAACTACTGCGGTTGATAATTATATCAAGGAACAGTACAAAGGGCAGGAGTGGAACGGCAAGCCTATTTTAAGTCAAGCCGACCTCAATCAAGCTTTGTATGAGCAAAAACTTCAAAATGCAGGGCAAAGTCAAGAAGATATGCAAGCGTTGGTGGATGAACACCCCGCAGTTCAAGCGGCTAAGTTAGCAGCACAAACCAATGAAACTAATCAAAAATTGTACAATGAATTTCTTGAATTATCAGAGGAATACAAAGACATTAAAGACTTTAATCAAATAACACCCGAAGTATGGGATATGAAAAACAATAAAAATATATCCTTTTTAGATGCTTATAATAGAATTCATATTAAAAAGATTAAACTTCAAACCGAACAAGAAACAATCAGAAATATTAATAAAAATGCTACGAGTTCCCCTGGAAGTGCTTCAAGCGGTGGAGTAGTACACAAAACTAAATCAGTTAGTGATATGACGTCCGAAGAGTTTGACAGTTACAGAGAGGAAGTACGTAAGCAAACAAGGGAGTATTAAGAATGAATAAATTTGATTTACAGTTATTTGCAACAAATACAAATAGATTAGCAGCAACCGCAACAGGATATATAGGATTAACAAATGAGAATGCTGAAATATATGAAAGAGAAATGTATGATAGATTAATTCCTACTCTTCAATGGTTTAAATATGGTACTAAAAAAGCATTGCCTAGAAATTCGGGTGATACTGTATCTATTAGAAGATTTGAAAACCTTACAACTTCAACTACCGCTATTACAGAGGGTGCTACTCCAGATGGTGTTGACCTTACAGTAGTTAAAAGAAGTGCAACAGTAGCTGAATATGGTAACTATGCTATTGTTACTGAAAAGCTTGATATGATAGGTCTTGACGATACTATTTCAGAAGTTTCAAAGTTATTCGGTGAAAATGCTGGACAATCTATTGATGAAATAGTTCGTGATGTAGTTATGGCAGGATCCAATGTATCTTATGCTAATGGTGTGGCTTCAAGAGTATTAACCGCTGCTACAATTTCGTATGCTGACATACTTAAAATGGCTAGAACAATGAAAAAGAACAAAGTTAAAAAAATATCTATGCCAGAGGGCGGAATGGGATATATATGTCTAGTATCTCCAGATGTAGCGTTTGATATTAAAAATCTTGCAGAGTATAAATCATTTAATCAATATGATAACTCAAAAATTCTACGTGATGGTGTTATTACTAAGCTAGCAGGTATTTACTTCATTGAAATAGACAATGCAAAAGTATATCCAACAGGTGGAGCAGCAGGAGTACCAGTTCATTTATCTTATTGCATAGGTGATAATGCTTATCTTGTTCCTGATATTAAAGGTTCTTCAAAGCCAAAAATGATTGTTAAGGAAGCTGGTTCCGCGGGCACTGCTGACCCTTTGAATCAAAGAGCAAGTATTGGATGGAAAGCAATGTTTGCTACATTGAGAATTGACGAACTTAGTGGACTTAGATTTGAAAGTTGCGTATCAGCATAATTAATTAGGGGTGAGAAATCATCCCTTTTATCTTATATAGGAGGGTATTATGGAAAAATGTCAATATTGTAACAAAGAATATAAAAGTGGATTAACTATGCATGAGAAGTTTTGTAAAGAAAATCCAACTAATAAGGAGGACATTATGAAAGAAAAAATAGAAGAGGTTACAGAGGTTTTTGCGCCAAGTGAGAGAGATTTGACTAAGATCCATACAAGTTTTAAGCAACAGTTAGCAGCAGAGGAACACGTTAATATTCTCATTCCACCTACTCAATTATACCCCGAGGGTAGTAATATGCCTATATGCCTTAATGGTGTTACATACACAGTACCAGTGGGTTTAGAATTTGAAAAGGGAGTGCCTAAATCAATCTATTTAGTGTGGAAAAATTCATATGATATGGATAGAGAAGCAAGAATGAAAATGAAAAAAGTATTAACAGGTAAAATCTCCGTAGAATAGGAGGATAATTATGTATACTGTTTTAGAAATATTTAACTTAGCAATAGATCTTATAGATGAAAAATTAGCCACTGGCGCAGTTAATGCGACTACTACTGCGGTATACAAGGCTAGAACACCAGGAATATTAAATATATGGCAGAATGAAAATTATAATAACGGTGACTTATACGCAGAACATGAAATATCATGCAAGCCTGCAACTAATATGTTTGGCTATTCTAGTGGCATGGATTACTTAGAGTACAAAGGTATTGAAAAGATAATTGAAGCGGTAGGTAGTGTTAAACAGTATTACTTTGAAGTTGATGGAGAAGGTACAGTATATGTAGAAGATTTCAACGGTACATGGAATACGTTAGACACTGTAATTGCACCTAATACTATATTAAGTTTCACCGCATTTAAAGCGTTGGTTACACCCTCAATAGGTGCTACTAAGTCGCGTTTAAGGTTCAGTGGTGCATATAGGTATATTATCACTAACTATGCAATGTTTGATGTTCCAGTGTCACCTAGTAAACTAATAACCTTTAGACCTTATGTAAAGCATAAAATGCCAACTGACTTTAAAAGTGTAGACCAAATAATTGACGAATATTGTGATAGACAAATGTCGGTAAACTCTTATTACAAGTGGATAGGTAGAGGAGAATTATTTATAAATTACTTCTATGAGGGCAATATAAGAATAAGTTATAAGCCTGTTCCTGCGCCAATAATGGACATTAATCAAGTATTGCAAGTTGACGAAATAACATCAATGAGCGGTGCTTATTTTTTAGCTGCACACTTAGGAATAATTGAAGAACCTGCTAGTGCTAGTTTTTTCAATGAAAGATATTTAGAATTAAAGGCCTTGTCAAATATAAAAGGAACTGCAACAATGTCTGACATTATAGATGTATATTCTATGGGTGGTGGTTATAATAGCTAAGATTAGAATACCGAAAGAAATACCACCAACCGAGATTAAAAGATTTTTAGGAGTCAACGAAAATAACGATGGTGAGTATGGTCTTAAACTTGGAGAAGCTAGTAAACAAATAGGGTGGCGTATAACTTCGGGTATGCAATTAAAACGTATGGAGGGTTACAAAACTCTATTCACTGGCTTAATAGGTAAAGTTCAAGGGTTCTTTTACGGAAAGCTAAACAATGCTTTCTTTTTTTTATTCGCAAATAATGGACATTTATACAGTGGAAACTTAACAACAGGAATAAAAACAGACTTAGGCACTTTGACAGATGCACCAACTTACTTCCAAGAGTTCGGTAATAAAGTTTATATCTTAAATGGATATGAGTATAAAAGTTTTGATGGTACCACCTTAGCAACTGTAGCAGGGTATAGACCTTTAATAGCAATTACTACACCACCAGGCGGAGGAGGTACACTTTACGAGCAAGTTAACGTACTTAATGGTATGAAACATCAAACCTTTTCACCTAGTGGTACTTTAACCGCGTATAAGCTTGCAGAGGACACTTTAACAAGCGTAGACTTTGTAAAGGTCAATGGAGTACTAAAGACTGTTACAACTGATTATACAGTGGATCCAAGTACAGGTACAGTTACT